TGTATCTACAAAACGATTCTACAACGTTTGTAATAACACTTTGTAAATACAAACCGTTTTTTTGTAGTTTGTAATATTTTTTTGTATTAACAAATAATTCCTACAAATATTTATACTTAAAGAAATAATATGTATTTATTTATAAACCATGTTGTCAGTTAAAGACAAACGAATTATTGAATTTTATAAGACGCATTCGTATATTGATTTTGAACAAGCAAATCTTTTGTTAGTTGAAATGCTTGATAGATTACTTCAAAAGAATGATGATAATAGAGATGATATTTTATTAAAATCTTTAAACAAATTAGAAACTGGATTTAGTTCTTTATATAATAATCTCTCTGAAGTTAAAGATAATGTAAAACAATCATCATTGTCTATTGTAAATCTACAAACAGCAGTATCAACTTTACCAACTAATATGACAGATAATTTATCAAATAAATTTTCATCTCTTAGAGAGACACAAGTAAAAGAACTTGAGAGAATATTTGATTTACATAAACATAATAGTAATGAACATATTGATAAAAAACTAAAAATAGAACTTATAGATCAGATCAAATCGCTTTTAGATACAAATATGAATAAAAAATTAGAAACTTCTCTCAATGATTTTGAGAGAACATTAAAAAAAGAATGGCAAGACACTATTAAACAATTAGAGAGAACAGATTCACCCAAACATATAATTGATAATTTTAATAGTAGTCTTCAAAATAAATGTGATTCTCTACAAAATTTTATTTTAACATGCCATCAACAGACTAAAGATACAAGTACATCACATACAGAAACATTAAACTTAGTTAGAGATCATTTTGATAGACAAAAAAATTCAACACATAAAGGAGCGGATAGTGAAGATAAAGTACTTGATGGATTATATAAAGCATTTCCAGAATGTCAAGTTACTAAAACAACAGGTATTGCTAAAGCTGGAGATTTTTTAATTGAAAGAAGTAATAATACACCTATTATAATTGAAAATAAAGATTATACAAATAATGTTCCAAAGGATGAAATAGAAAAATTTATAAGAGATATTGAACACCAAGGATGTAATGGAATTTTAGTATCTCAAAAAAGTGGCATTGCTAGAAAAAAGAATTTTCAAATAGATATCCATAATAAAAATATTATAGTATTTATTCATAGTTTAAATTATGATTTTGATAAAATTAGATTAGCAACGGAAACAATTGATCATCTCTCTAAAGTTTTAAATAATTATTCCGACAATACAAATGAATTAAAACTTTCTTCTGAAACATTAAAAGAAATAAATAAAGAATATTTAGCTTTTATTAGACAAAAAACTGGACTTTCTGATTCATTAAAAAAATATAATAAGGATATGACTAAATTAATCAGCGAATTACAATTTCCTGAATTGTCTAATATGCTCTCTCAGCATTTTTCATCAACTGAAGAAACCATCTTTAAATGTGAATATTGTAAAATAAAAGTATTTAAAAATTCTAAAGCTCTTGCAAAACACATACAAACATGTAAACCAAAACATGATAAATGTATTTCTATAAATACTACGATGAACGATGATAGTTCAGATGATTAAAATTTCAATAAATACAGAGGAACAATGTTCGGATACTAACTCAGACTAGTAATCAAGTAAAAATTTAATTAAAAATAAAAAGAAATCATTTAGAAAAAAAATTTGTTTTAAAAAAAAATCTAAATATAAATTAAATTAAATAAAAGTTTATCGTTGCCAAAGGCAACTAACAACGAAGTTGTGATAAACTTTTAATAAATCTCTCCTGCCACAATTTCAAAATTAAAAAAAACATTTTATAGTGGGACAGAATTAAGGATTGAAAATAAGTTTTGAAAATAATATATTTATATATATTATAAAATGAATACTAATGTTGATGACTATATAGCAGTTGCAAGTTATAACACAAGTTTTGCATCAGATTTAGGCAAAGCTATAGGTTCAGAGGGTAATTTTTTGTCGTCGCAAGCGGCCGACGGCACGGGCACGGCCATGCCCGGGACCGTCGTGGGTAGAACTTATTTTATTAATGCTATCAACCAAGTAGAAGACTTTTTTAACCAGTACGGGAAAAAAGCAGTTATTGGATTACAAGAAATAAATTGGATGAATCATACAGAAGAACAAATAAAACATAAAACCCATCAAACTAATCAAGGATATATGTATAAGGAAGGCGATAATATAAACCCAAAAAATTTACCAGAAGAAGAATACACAGGTAGTTTATATATATACAATAGATTACAAAAAATAGACAAAGATATAGCAGTATGTGTAGCAGGGGTATACTCCTTGGAGTTTGCACAGCCGTCGCTAATTATTGCATTTAATAAAGGTAAATTCGGTAACCCAACAACTATGGAAATTATGGAAATAACTACACCCGGCGAGGGCGACGAGAAAATACATGATTCACAGAAAAAAGGACGTCCTGCATTTTATGTAATAACAAATGAAGGGTATTTATTTATTAATTTACATGCGCCTAATCAAGATAATATACACGAATATGTATATAAAAGATTAAACAAGATATTTAATTATATTATTGAAAAACATGGAAATATAGATGAAAATAAGATATTTATTATGGGGGATTTTAATGATCCATATAATTATTTTAAAAAATTAGAATTAAATGGTGCGATAATGACTCATACGAGCGAATTTTGTCCAAATTATATAAAAAAAAAAAGTTGTTGCTATAATTTAAATTCATCTGGCAAGGAAGCAAGAAAACAACCCATTAGTACAATTTATGATGCATATGGTCGCCCCGAAGACACCTTTGTATTCAATCATAACAATGGCTTTAATAGGAGTGAGGGACCGTCGTTTTTAACAGACAAGGGTAGTTATCAAACCATGAGTGATGAAGGGTCCATTGAGTATTATGGATTTACCGGAGATTATGTATTTGGTAGACGTCCAATGACCAACTTGGATATATATAAAGGTCCGGGGCCGGACGCCTCGCCACCGCCTATCTTCAAATCTTATGATGAAAAGATAAGTACAAGAAGCGACCATGAAATGGTATTTTGTTTATACCGCGCCCCACCCAAAGTTAATGTGGGTGGGAGAAGACAAACAAAAAGAAGAAGATCAAGAAAAAAAATATATATAAAAATAAAAAATAAACAAAAAAAAGAAAATGTGGAAAAAAAACAAAGACTGACAAAAAAAAGAAAACCAAGAAAAAGAAAACAAACAAAAAGATAAATAGTTTCTTTATACTGCTTTAAATTATTACATAAATCAGTATAAAACAATAAAAAATTTTAAAATATAAATTTAATTTTGAAAAATCATGAGTTATGAGTTATTAATTGAGAGATTTATTAGTTAGATACAGAAAAATTGATGACAGTCAATGATATTTTATTTATAATAACATAAGAAAAAATTAACTCTTAATAATACAAGTTATGGAGATATCTACCAATTCCAACGGACTAGATATTGAAGCATTACTAAAATTAACTAAACATCAAACTTTTACTCAACCAAAAACACAAGTTGATTTTTATATGAAAAATAATTCATCGCCCGAAATACTTAAATATGTTCCTTTACAAGGAAAAACATTTGGTGAAAAATATATGGAATCTATCGCAAAAGAATTCTTTAATTTGGAGAATAGAACAGATTCCTCGCATGATCATATTAAAAAAAGCAAAACAATAGAACAAAAATCTGCTCGTTATCATGCAAACGGAAATGATTTTAAATGGCAACATATAGAATTAAAACATAGTTGGGATTTACTACTATTGACAGGACTTGAATTTAATTCTATTATATTTTATATTACAACGAGAGATAATATAGAACTTCTTATAAAAGAAGGAATAATTACAGGACAAGGAAAAAAAGATAAAAATGGTGTTGCTAAACCACAACAGGCATATTGGTTTTCACGTTCAGATTTTAAAAAAAAATCCAAATCAATAACCGACTACTTTAAAATAATATCGTGTGAAAAAGATCTTATTAATTATATTGAAACATTATAATGTTAAATTCATTAGTCGTTCATTGCATAAATTTACATACTCATCATTTATTTCAAATCCTATAAAATTTATATTATGTTTTTTTGCAGCGCAACATTCACTTCCGGAACCCGCAAAAGGAACTACTAATAATGTTTCTCCCTCTTTATTTTTACTTGCTTTTATTAATTTTTCACATAATTCTAATGGCTTTTGTGTTGGATGATCTACTCGCTCTTTTTTCCCAGCACCACCTGCTAATGCTGCTATTTTAATAACATCTCTTGGTAATGCCCCGTTTTCATGTGCTGTATATGTTGTCTCTTTTTCGCCATCACTAAATCTACCTTTTGTTGCTCTGCGAGTTTTTCCAACAGCATTCTTTAAATATGTATCAGTATACGGCTCGCGAACATCATCTCTATTAAATACTGGTTTATTTTTATAACAACAAAGAATACTTTCATGTGTTCTCTGCCAAAAATTTAATGATGGAGTTACCTTGTTTGTATAATGCCAAATAATCCATCTAACATTTATATTTATTCTTACTCTTATAAAAGATAAAATTTCACTAAAACCATAAATATATAAACTTCCGCTTGGCTTTAATATTCTTATACATTCTTTAATCCAATTATCGCACCATATTAAATATTCATCCATTTTTTGTTTATCACTATTGTTTCCAAAATCTTTTCCAATATTATATGGTGGATCACATATAATTATATCCACACTATTATTATTTATACTTTTCATACCTTCAATACAATCTTCATTTTTTACTATTTGAGTTAATGTATTATTTTCACTCATTGATTTGTATTAATAAATAATATTTATATCTTTTCAATTTTTAATTTAAAAAATATAATAAATTTCACGCATACATTAACACTCTGTCGTAGTTTTTTTGTGATTTTTATATATTTTTCAATTTTAATTTAATTTCATTAACTTCTTTTTACCACTTATTATAATCTCTCCCACTTTATTTCCTTTCTTTAATTTTTTTAATTCACTGTAAATTATTTTTGTATCCAGTAAATATTCATATTTACTATTTTCTAAACATAAACCCGCTCCATAATTTAAATAACTATCTAAATCTAAACATAAACCCACACCATAATTTAAATAACTATCATTTAACGTTTTAATATCATACGTAGTAGCATACATTATAACATAAGGAGAAGAAAAACTATTAAGATGGAACCAAATATAATTTTCATTGATTTTCTTACTTTTTTCAAATATATCCCAATTATCTTCTGCATTCTCTCCTAGACAGAATTTAATATTATTAAATTTGTATAATTTCATTTAGTAAATAATTATATAATTATTTATTTATTTTAATATATATATATATTATAAATGAATCCGTTTTTAAGAAAAAAACTTAAAAAGAAACAAACCAAAAAAAAAACTAAAGGAAAAGGTAAACCTAGAACCAGAACTAGAACTAGAACTAGAACTAGAAGTAGAATCAAAATAAAAAATAATTCTATCTCTCCGTCTACATTTAGTTTACTTAGGGGAACAAGTTTAATATGGAATCCTATTACTAGAGATTCTAAAAAATGTTATGGGAGATATTGTAAAAAAAAGAAGCGTTAAAATAAACACTGATTTATTCAATTTTTGTTAGATATAAAAAAAATTGAATATGACTTATATCAATCTATCATATAGAATCACATAAACTAACTTACTACTAACTTATCAACGAATATGACGACGACTATTGATACCCTTACTCAGCGCGTTCAGATTCTTGAGAAGCAGCTGCTTACCTTGTTGAATGATAAGACCCCTGTTAAGAACTCCAAGAAGGATAATGCCCAATCCCCTAAGGTTAAGCGAACTTCTGGTTACCTTCAGCATAACACTGCTCGTCGGGCCGAGGTCAAGGCTCGCCTTGAGGCTGATGGTGCTGAGAAGTCCAAGGCGACGGAAGTCACTAAGGAACTTGCGGTTGTCTGGAAGGCTCTTAGCGACGAGGAGCGCGAGGTATGGAATGCTAAGGCCAATGCCGTCAAGCAGTCGTGGCTTAGCGAGGCTCAGGCTTCACAGAAGCACGATGTTGATGAAGACGAACTTGTGGAGGAAGAGATTGATGGCGAAAAGCCCAAGAAGAAGAAGGAGAAGAAGGAGAAGAAGGAGAAGGATACGGAGAACAAGCCCAAGCGTGTTTCGGGATACATCCTCTTCCAGAAGGCGATGCGCGACGACGCGGTTAATATCCTTAACGACGCTCTCGAGGAGGATGGAGCAAAGATTAAGCAGTCTGATGTTATGAAAGAACTTGGTAAGATGTGGAAGGCGATTGATGATGATGAGCGAAAGGAGTGGAACAACAAGGCAGCCGAGCAAAAGGCCTCGGACAGCGAGGAATAGAAGTAGGGCGATAGGAACAGAGTGTGTCTTGTGTAAAAAAAACAAAAAAACCCAAAAAAAGCAACAATTTTTTACTTTAATATTTTTTGTGCAGCATATATCACTTTTTTAATCTCTATTATTATATATTATTATATATTATTAAAAAGAACTTAAATAAAAATACCTTAAAAAACGTCTTTTTTTCTTTGTCACGCTATTACATAACAAAACAATTCCTCTTTTAAAATGCAATATTTTTTTAAATTCTGAAAGTAAATTTTTTTTTTGATTTTGGACAAAAAAAATGTCCATTTTTAATATATTCTAGCCTTTATAGAAATTCCGATTTTTCAAACTTATTAAATTTTGTTTTTTACTTGATTATCCTGCAAAAAAACTTTTTTAAAATGCACAATTTTTGTTATGCTAAAAAAATTTGGCAAAAATTTGGAACTTTTTTTGTAAGTATAAAATGCTTACAAAATGCTTACATAAAAAACCAAAAATTAAAATGATTTAATTATTAAATCATTTATCGTTTTACATAAAAATTATTTAATATTCTTCTCACACGTTAAATTTTTATGCTTACAAAATACTTACAAAAAAGTAATTTTTTTAAATAAATAATAAAAAAGAATTTAGAGACAACTTTTTGTAAGTATATAATACTTACAAATGACTGACGAAAAAGTTGCAAAAGAATATTTCTGTGAAAATTGTAATTATAAATGCTTTAATAAAACTAATTTTGATAAACATTTATACACACGAAAACATAAAAACTTACAAAATACTGACGAAAAAGTTGCAAAAGTTGCAAAAGTTGCAAAAGATTGCAAAACATTTGTTTGTATTTGTGGAAAATCATACAAACACAGACAAAGTTTATTTACACATCAATCTAAATGCACCTATGAACCGGCAAAAAATGAAGAAGTAATTGAAACTTCTGTATCTCAAAATGCAATTTTAGAAGTTGTAAAAAAACAACAAGACCAATTAACACAATTAACAGATGCTATAAAAGATATTGCACCAAAATTAGGAAACAATAATACAACAAATAGCCATAATACAAACAATACAAATCAGTTTAACATAAATGTATTTTTGAATGAAGATTGTAAGAATGCAATAAATATGAGCGATTTTATCAAATCAATTGAGGTGTCATTACAGCAATTAGATTTAACAAAAACAAAAGGATTAGAAAAAGGAATAACACAAGTGATTATGGATAATATGAATAAATTAAGCGTCCACGAGAGACCATTACATTGTACGGATACGAAGCGCGAAACATTATATATAAAAGATAATGATAAATGGGAGAAAGATAACAACAAAGAAAAGATAAAAGAGGTAATTAAGAAAACACAAAATAAGAATTATACGGCATTAACAAAATGGGCAGAAGCAAATCCTGGTTTTATGGGAGATGATTCAAAACAGATGTATTATGCGAAAGCAATGTCTCAGGCGGGTAAACAATTACATGGTGTAGATGATAAAATTATCAAAAATGTATGTAAACAAACATATATAAAAGAAGATTTAAATACAATAAAATAATAATATCTTATAAAGACATTCAATATTTTTAATTTTTAATTTATATACTTGAGAGATAATAGTTTTTATTTATATTATTAATCAACTACCACGTACTATTATAACCAACGTTGACTGGGTCAAAACCAGTAGTGCTCGCCACTATACCATATCATACGAGCTTTTTTTGCGTAAAATATTCACATCGTTCACTCGCTCACTGTACGTTTCCACAAACTTTATCACCGCGTGGATTCGATTATTTGGGTTGACTATTACACACATACATTAAATACATTGTAATTATTATATAATTTAAACATTATTATCATATATCATGCAATATTTTGTAAATATAATTAATAAATTAATATAAATATTAGTATTTATATTAAATATTATACTATATTATGATTAAAGGCGAGTGTTATATTTGTACATTAGAAACAGATCAATTAAGCAAATGTAAATGTAAAAAATTATTTTTACATAAAGAATGCAATCAAAATATTATTAAATCAAATCACAAATTTACATGTAGTATTTGTAATGAAGAATATGAAAATATTAATATACTACTCGACGATATAAATAAAATAAAAATTAGAACAATTTTAATTTATATTTTTCTAGAAATAATTTTTTTTCTTTCATTCATAATAATATGTAGCCTGGCAATAAATTTTTAGATAATTATACCAGCTACATATTATTATGAATGAAAGAAAAAAAACATAAGGCACATGTTAAAATAGTAGAAAATTCTTTATATTTATACTAAAATATAAAGAATAAGATTAAAAATAAGCCCAACGATGGATTCGAACCACCGACCTTCGCATTACAAGTGCGATGCTCTACCACTAAGCTAGCTGGGCTATTATTGGAGATGGGCGGTTTTGATCCGCCTGCCTCTCGCATGCAAAGCGAGCGATCTACCGTTTAAGCTATCTGGCCATTTAAAAAATGGGCTAACTCAGGATCGAACTGAGGACATTCAGATCTTCAGTCTGACGCTCTCCCAACTGAGCTATTAGCCCATACGGTGATAGTAGGGTTCGAACCTACGCGTGCAAAGCACAACAGATTTCAAGTCTGTCCCCTTAACCGCTCGGGCATATCACCAAAAAAATAACGATTATGACGAGATTCGAACTCGCGATCCCAGAGGGAAATGGATTAGCAGTCCATCGCCTTAACCGCTCGGCCACATAATCATTATATATATATATAGCTATTTATTTAAGTTTAAATATTACATATATAGAAAAAAATAAATTTATATAAGTATAATTAATACAACCAATATTCTACCATATTATAGTGTGCTGAATATGCAATGAATACAAACATCATATGAATAAAATATTTTTCGCCATTGTCCCCGTCCCCATCATGAAAATCCACTATATCGTAATTGCTATTATTATTACCATTACCATTACCATTACCACCATCACATGTCATAGAAGTATAATATGGTAGAATATTGTGGTTATGAAATAATTTATTATTATAATTAGGGGTGACGACAAATACCAAATTATATAATACAAGTGAAAGCACCATCAAAGTATATATATATATGTATGTATTAATAATATCGCATTCACTATTTTATCAATTTTAAAATTAATTATAAAAGTATTATTAATTTTAAAATTACAATCATAATCATATAAAACCTTACAAATAAATCTATCATATGAATACCATTCTTCATTGGAAATTAAAGATAGAAATTTAATTCCGTTTTTTTCATATAAATAATAATAAGTTCCGGGTGCTTTTTTAAAATTACAATTTATATTATTTATTTCAGAATTAAGTTGATGATTATTATATATATTAAATGCTTCGTTTTGTAAAAAAGATATTTGTTTTGCTATTAATTCTAGCTTACCATAATTAGAATAATCACTTCTAATATTACACATCAGATTTTGATTATTTGAATAATCATCTATATTTATCATTTTAAATAACCTAGTAAGATTATCTTTATCTAGATTAGAAAGAGCCATTTATATGTATTAAACATTCGCTTTTATATTTTAATATTATTATTTATTCTATATAATACATACAAGATACAAAATTTTTTTATTTATATATAAATAGTAAAAAAGAATTATATTATATGAGCTATTTTGTATATTTTATAGAAGCAACCAACGGACGAACATATATAGGCGCAACAGTCAATTTAGATAAAAGAATCAGACAACATAATTGCGAAATAAAAGGCGGGGCAACTGCTACTTCGATAGAGGTTAAAAAAGGAGAAGTCTGGAGTTATATATGTTATATAGAAAATTGCCCTACGTGGAATGCTGCGTTACAATGTGAATGGAGATGGAAACATTTATCACGACAGATACAGAAAGTTAACCCCCATCAAAACCCACGCGAAAGAAGATTAGAAGCATTATCTAAATTATTAACTTTAGATAAACCTACATCAAAAGCTCTTCTATATTCTAGTTGGGAAAAAACTCCAAATGTGGTTTATTTATAAAAAGTATAAAATTATTTTATATTTATAGTATATAAATAATTATGGAGAGAGGTTTAATAATGTTAATGCATTCATTGATTATTGGGTTTGTGGGATATATTATAATGGTAGGCATACTAAAACAATCGCCAGTTAAAGCAGAAAACAGGAGTATATTACTAACCGCAGTATCAACAATTTATATGGTTTTATTTGGACATGGATTACCAACAACAAATATACAGATTTAAATTAATAAATTAATGGATATATATTTCTATATTTCTATATTTCCTAAAAAATTGAAGTTACATACAACAAGATATAGTAGATAATATTAAAATAAAAAAAAGAACCAATAATATTTACTAACTAATATTTACTAACTTACCGGTTTCGTCAGTATATATTAATTTTTTTAGTTTATAGTTTTTTTTTTTTAATGTTATATCAATTGTATTTAGACAATTATGACACGGCTTGGCCATCATTAATTTGTCCCCGTTATTATTTGTTCTAAAAATTATTATATTAATTGAAGACATTTTTTTAGATTTTTTTAGACGTTGAACACAATCTACTTCAGCATGCACACAATCAAAACAAGTATTGGATTTTTTATTCATAAGATTATATTGATTATGTCCAAACGCGTAAAACGCACTGATGATTTAACTTGGGATTGAATGCGACACACCCGAGCTTAACTTTGCCATTGTCATTATTTTCAATCGAAGCCCGCAACGGTACATAGGTGTTCAAGATATTTTGCAACGTCATTGTTTTATTTTTATAATGTAGTAAATAAAAATAAAATCATATCAATTTTTTTGTATTTAAGAATACATTTAATTAACCAATTGGTGAATAGTTGTTTTTTACATTATATTAACATAATTATGTGAATTTACATCCGAACTTATAGTTTGAACCCTCACTTGACCGTTTATTTTTTCGGTAATAGTAACGATTTTCTTACCATTTTCAATTCTAGTAGAAGTAGATCTCATTGCTCTATTTGCTGGCATATGTACCACATTCATACCATGTACCACATTCATACCACGTACAGCATTCATACCATGTACAAATATATTATTTTGCATTTCTTCCTGCATATTCATTTGAGAAAAAAGCTGATTAAATAAATCATGTGGATTTACTTGTGGCATATTACTATGTCTAAATTGCGAGTTTTTTGTATATTTATCTTTATTGGTTAATATTTCATACGCTTCAGATATTTCTTTAAATTTTTTCTCAGCAGCTTCTTTATCGTCTGGATTTTTATCAGGATGATATTTTATAGCTAATTTTTTATATGCTTTTTTTATTTCTTGGTCTGTAGCATTATTGTTTAGTTCGAGCAGTTTATAATATTTCTCAAACATATTATAATATTAATAATATAATATTTATATTTATGTTATTAATATATTTTTAATAAATAACTAACATAAATACTAACAAAAAAAATTTAATTTAGTTTAGTTTTGTATCTGTCTTTCTTGATTATCAAGCTATATGTCCGATATATACAAACCACAACACCAATGGAATCCATGTAACAGGTACTAACACCCAGGGGGATTTGTCAAAGATGAAAATATAAAGCAAGACAAACATTGTAGAGAAAGATTCGATACTCGTGACGAGAAGGAGCTGGCTGAGCGGCGATGAGTCGGTAAAATCTATAATGAACACTGCCGCCTCACCAGGGTCAGGGTCAGGGACGGGTTCGGGTGAGGGGTCATGTGCATGTTCGGGTTCGGGGTCAAGAGTCTCCGCATTCTTTTCGTTTTCTTCGCGTGCAATTCTTAGTGGGTGAATATACTTCTCATTGTAAAACTCGTCGTCCCTTCCCATAAAATAATCCCACGCCTTCTTTCGTCTTTCATTTGCAAGTTCCTTCTCATTGCCCTTTGGCCCCTTGAGAGCTTTCCAATCACGTTCTTTAATAAGGAGCTCACGCTGTTTATACCTGTTGGTTGATTTATTATTGTATAGGTAGTGCTGCATTTCTGTGCAGTCGTCCCAGTCCATCGCATATGTCTCCGTGTTGTCCATAATTGAAGACTTAGGCGGCTTAGTGTATTCCCACATGTCCACATGACCCTTGACCAGGTTTGTTTTTTTCCATTTCGGAATATGGAATATTGGGAAATGTGTATTAGTTTCTTCTTTCCACACGATAGTATTTGCTATATTATAATCAAATTCCTTCAGATAATCAGCTAGATATGGTTCCCCTGACAGCATACTTCGAGATGGTTTATAATCGGATGATATATCAACGATTACAACCTTCTCACGAGCAACCCTGATAGCATTTCTAATTACGTTACGGTATGCGTCGCGTGGCATTTCGTGAAAGGAAAACATAATAGACACTGTATCAAATTCCCTGTCATCTCCAAAAGTTTCTGCATTACCCCATTTGTAATCACTGTCTGGATTAAATAGCTTAGCGAACCTAAGCATTTCAGGGGACGTGTCTATACCTACGCTGCGGCGAGCCGTCGACGCGCGCATGACCGTCGGCACTGTAGAGAAACCAGTTCCGCAACACATGTCTAGAGCGTCGCCCTCGAATGTATTATATACTTCTTTCCGGACATTTCTACCCCCATACGCAGTCTTGTCTATAAATTTAGTCATTAGGGGAGCTGTCGCTGCGTGAAGATTTCCAAGGGGTCCAGTGTTTCCGAGATTATGAATTTTATTATTTCTCCAATATGGTACTAAATTTAAATAAGAATACATTATACAAGATATGACAGACATTTAATTTGATAATATTAATACAATATTTGTTTTTTTATATCAATTTTAAATTTAATTTTAAATTTAAAAAATATTGTTTTAATAACTGCATTTGGTGCGGGAGAATCATTAAAAGATGCGAATATAGCTATAAAATTAATGAATAATTAATTAATATTCATTTGTTGCATAATGTTAACAAAATTACGTGAATTTGCATCAGAAGTGATAGTTTGAACTCTGCGCTGTCCATTAACTTTTTCTGTAATCGTAACAATTTTTTTACCATTTTTGATTTCTGTAGAAGTAGATCTCATAACTGAATTATTAGGTATTTGAACTATATTAATACCGTGAGACATATTCATAAAACCGGGGTTACCTAATGGTATTCCTTGATGAATATTCATATTAGAAAAGAGTTGATTAAATAATTCGTGGGGATTAATTTGAGGCATATTATTTTGTCTAAATTGTGGGTCTTGTGTATATTTGTCTTTGTTGGTTAATATTTCATATGCTTGAGATATTTTTTTAAATTTTTCTTCTGCTTCTTCTTTATTCTCTGGGTTTTTATCAGGATGATATTTAATAGCTAATTTTCTGTATGCTTTTTTTATGTCATCATTAGATGCATTATTTTCTAATTCGAGTATCCTATAATATTTATTAAACATAGATATAATATAAATTATATTATATTTATATTTAATATGTTATTGATATATTTTCTAATAAATTTTGTAATTAATCCAACAAAGATATATTTAAATCTAGATAAACCAAATGATAAGATAATACACATGGCGGTAACATTAAGAAATAATTTAGAAAAAAATATATCAGGTATGTTTCCAGGTATATATAGAAAATTGTTTTCTTATAAAAGATTGAGTAAAGAGTTACAATTTTTATATACTAAAGAATTATATTGGTGAACATCAAATTATAGTATAGATGAGATAGTAAAATTAGAAAAGAGTTTGCATAATAAATATATATTAGGAATTTATGATTGTCGACATTATGCAAATAAATTCTGTAAGTTAAGTTTAAATAAAGGTATACCTATATGGAATTTAAAAAGTTTATTATAATAAATTTATAAAAAATTGATTTTAAAAAAATTAAAATATTACCGCACATAGAGATGCTTCTTTTAAATGTTTGGAATTCATTAAGGAATAATAATATTGATTTTTCAAAATTTGAAAGAATTTTGGAATACCAATATGGAATTGCATATAATGATAATAAAATTTCAAATCAATCATTTGATGATGATGAAATGTTGATTTGTTTAAAAAAATATGTTAAGCAATATGAAAAGAAAAAGTATATACTATCTTTATCCGGTGGAGTAGATTCAATGGTACTTATAACAATTTTATGTTATTTAGGTTATGAAGTAGTTGGAATTCATATTAATTATAATAATCGCGAAGAAACAAAAGATGAGCAAAAATTTCTGGAAGTTTGGTGTAAATATAATGGAATTAAGTTATATGTAAAAAGTATAGATAATGTAACGAGGGGTTCAATTAAGAGAAGTGATTATGAATTATATACAAGAAAAATTAGATTTGATTTATATAAGGAAGTTTTATCTGAAGAAAGTTGTGATGAAATATTGCTGGGTCATCATAAAGATGATATAGTTGAAAATATTGTAGCAAATGTGTGTAGAGGACGAAATCTATTAGATTTGGCAGTAATAAAGGAAAAAACTCTAGTAAATGATGTTACAATGGTTCGTCCGATGATTGATTTTTATAAAGAAAGTGTATATAATTTTGCACAAAAAAATGGTGTTCCATATTTTAAAGATACAACGCCAACATGGTCTGTGCGAGGTAAATATAGAAATAATATTAGTATTAATTTAAGTGATACTTTTGGAGATAATTATAAACATAATTTAATACAATTGGGCAAACAATCTGACGAATGGAATGAACTAATTACTAAAACTATTACACAACCATTTTTAGATTCAATTATTTATAAAGATAAATGTGTTGAATTTAATATTAAAAATTATTTAGATTACCCTTTATGTTTTTGGAATGTTATTTTTGCTAAAATATTTTATAAATATGGTATTAATTCACCATCTAAAAAAGGTGTTATTACATTTATGAATTCAATGAAAAATATTAATAAAGTATCATTATCTAATTATTGTGAATGTAAAATCAAAAATTATATTGTAACTATAAATTTTAATATATCTTAATATATAAACGGTAACTACTAAGAAAATTAAATTAAAAATAAATAATAAAACTCTTAGAAAATATAATAAAATAATAATTGATTAAGTAAATAATTATTATATAAAAATTTATATAATAATTATGAATTGGATATTATATTCTATTGTTTTATCTATACATTATTTATTTTTTGTATGTGATATTTAATAAAACATTGTTCATATTTGGCATTATCATTTATTATACTATAATTTTCCAAAGAATTTTTATCATTTTATTTTGAGTTTTTGTAATAAAGATAAAAAATATAAAGATATAATATTTAATTTTAATAATGGAAAAACATAAAAAAGAATTACAAGAAAACGGATATACTATATTTAGAAATTTGTTATCAGAAGAGGAGGTAAATGAATATAAAAATGAATTTAATAATTGGCTGGATAAAGTTGAAGATTTAAGAAAATTACATTCTATGATAGACTTTAATGGTATTTTTAAACATTATGAAGTAGGAAATCAAAGATTTGCTTGGTTGATGAGAACAAATGTAAAAATAGTAAATATTTTTAAAGAGTTATGGGAAACTGATGAATTAGTAACATCATTTGATGGATGTTGTTATTATCCAAAAGAATATGTTGGCGAAGAGAGATATTGGACACATACAGATCAATCTTCAAGAAAAAAAGGAGTATATTGTTATCAATCGTTTGTAAGTTTAACAAATAATAGTGAAAGAACATTGCAGATATATGAAGGAAGTAATTTATTGCACGAAAACTATTTTGAGACAATGAATATAGATGATCCAAGTGATTGGAATATAATAGATATTGATTATATAAAGACTTTATTAAATAAACAAAAAATTTTAACTGTGAATGCGGGTGATTTAGTAGTGTGGGACTCGAGAACATTTCATCAAAATTTATGTGGCGGTAATAATAGTAATGAAGAAAGATTAGTACAATATTTATGTTATTTACCAAAAAATAAAGAAGGAAATACTGAAAGAGAGCAAATATATAGAAAAAGATATTATGAAACAAAAAGAACTACTAGTCATTGGCCATATCCAATGAATGTAGTACCAAGTCAACCTTTAACATATAATTATTATAATGAAGAAAACCCTATTATAATAGATTATGATTCACTTCCAGAACCTTATTTAGATGATTTAAGAACAAAAATAGATGAATTATTATAAATCTTTTTTAATTTCTAGTTTCATACTACTATGGATTATGCCTATAAAGTTTACCTGTAATAGTATATTTATCTAAATTATTAGAGATATTATGTTTATAACTAATGTCCCAAGTAGAAGGATAAAAAATTAAATTTCCTTTTTTTGGAAAAATTTTAACCCCATTAATAAATTCAATTTCACCATCATATTCAATTGTATTAAGAAAAAAAATAAATGATATTATAGAAGCATCTAAATCATTCCATTCAAAATCGTGTTTAAAATTTTGAAAACCAATATTTTTATAATATTTATTAATTGTGTATCCGTTATCGTTTATATTATGGTAAGGAAAATAAATAATTGTATCATGGCAATGTTTAATATAAATACTTATATATTCTCCAAGTATTTTATAAATAATATCATCTATTTCTTTCCATAAATGAAGATCTTTTGGTTCTTTACTTATATCATAAAACGATAAATTACAATCTTTATTACAAATATTCTTTTCTGTATTATAATTATTAAATTTATTAATAATATTATCACATATTCTTTCACTTAAAACATTTTCATAAATGCAAATAAGTTTTTTACTTATATTATCCATATTACTAATATAATTAAAAAAATTTTAAATACTTTTTTTATTTAATCTTTATCCAACAAGCAATAACATATTTTGTATCACTTATAGGAACACAACCTTTATGAACGTAACTCCATAAACATGGAAAAATTAGTAATTTTCCTTTTTCGGGTTTAATTTTAGTGCCGTCAATAAATTCAGTTTTGCCTCCTTCATCAACTGTATTTAAATAAAATAAAAGAGTAAAATATCTGTAACCAAAATTACCTAATTTGGAAAAATCATTATGAAAATTATAATAATCTTCATTTTTACAGTATTTATGCATAAGAAATTTTGGATAAATTTCAAATTCTTTAAAATTTAATAAATTTTTTAAATTATTGTTTTTATAAATATTTAGATTATCATTTATAATAGGTATTAATGATTCATATATATTTTTCCACGTTAAGTTATTATTAGTAATAAATAAATCTATTGTTTTTTTATATTTTAGATTAATTCCATTAAGAGTTTCACCTTGAAATTGATTGACTATATCATTTTCAAAAGTATTTATAATTAGATTGCATAAATCATCAGTTAAAGTATTATTATAAACTTGAATTAAATTAGACATTATTTTAATTAGTATTTAAATTCTTAAGTTGTAACCAACCAGTAACTATATATTTGTTTGAACTTAATGGAATATTACCTTTATGGACATAATTCCAAGTTGCAGGAAAAATTAGTAATTTTCCTTTTTCAGGTTTAATTTTAGTGCCGTCAATAAATTCAGTTTCACCTCCTTCATCAATCGTATTTAAATAAAATAAGTAAGTTAATATTCTACAACATCCAATTTCTTTAGTTATATTGGATTTATTATCCGTTAAATGAAAATCATTATGAAACGCATAATGTCCTTCATTTTTCAAATATTTCATAATCAAAAATTCGCTATTTATGAAATTAATTGGTAATGAAAAATTCGTAATTTTTCTGTATTCATTAATGTAATAAATTAATTTAGAATTTAATAAATTATATATTTCTGATAGATTACTTGTTTCATTGCTTCTTAAAACTAAATCTGTAGTTATTTTCGCCTTGGGGACATATCCTGCAGAAGTGACTCCTTTTTCAAGATATTTATTATTTTCAAATTTGTATATTAAATTATCACAAACTCTAGAACTAATAGAATTTTCAAAAATTTGAATAAGACTAGACATATTTAATATTTAATTAAATATGTATTTAATATTTAACATGATAATTTAAAAATAATATAGATAAATATAATAATATTTATATTGAATAATATACTTAAGGAATTTAATAATGGATTATGTATCAAATACTTTGTCATTAGATACAGATAATTTATTTAAGAGAAAGGGTAATATCAAATTTAAAAAAATAAATAATATTATGATAGGTAATGCTAATACTAATAATTTTAATTTAGATTTTTCATATAATATAAATTAAAATATTGATAGGCAAAAATTAAGTTCAAAATTAATAAGATTTATAGATGTTATATTTTACAATTGTGGTTTATATGATAAATTTTATTATAATTAATCATTAATCAAAAATAATATAATAAATTGTTATGAAAATGATATTAAATTCAAGTTTTTAGATTTAGAATTTAAAAAACCTCATTCTTTATTTTATTTTGAAAAAAATATAAATTTTGTAGGTGGTATGTGGGCAAATGTATTTGAAGATAAAAACTCGTCATGATTGTAAATATTATCTGACATTTTATTTAAATTTATTACCTGTTATTAGTCTTAAAAATGTATAAATAGAAAATGAAATAAGCATAGTATGAGATATCATAAATAATATGTTAACTATTAAAAAGTTATTAGCAGAAGTTAAAGAAGGATCAATTTTATTGTGGTTAGTTATTAAGCTATATAAATTAATGTTTATAATAAAAGAACAAATAACAATAAATAAAGAAATTAAACTTAAACCAGATGAATACATTGCACTTTTACCTCTATAATATCTAGAATAACCAAGTGCAGCAAATGATACAGCAGTTGTTAAAGCGACATTTCTAATGGTAGTTTGATAATACATTAAAATATCTTTATTGGATTGTAATTCTAAATCTTTTTTTTGTAATTTATCAGTTTCCATTTATATATTGTAAATATTAAAAGATAAATATAAATTTTTTAATATTATAATATTTTTGATGGTTTTTATTTCAAAACTGGTTGTTACTTAACCGATTTTAGCAGCAAAACTTATATTAATTAATTATAATGTAAATATGTTAGATAATCCAATTATTGGTTTTAATTTGGGAATACCATTAAATATTTTGCAATACATATTTACAACAACATATTATCATGATAATATTTTAAATAGCGAATTGATTTTATTACAATTTGCAATAGGTATTTTTACATATGGAACAGATAGATAAGCGAAACTACTGTATTGTAACTCAGTAAGTTAATCTTCTTTATTAAAAAATATGTATAAGCCGGCTATAATAGTAAAAATACCAAATGTTTTTCTTAATATATCTGTATTAACTTTAATACTTAACTTAGCAGAAAAGAAACTTGCAATAGTAAAAAGAAAAGCCATATACATTGCTGCTTTAATATCACCAAAACCTTGTTTATATAATGATATTGCTGCAAATATTCCAATGGGAGGTAATAACATAAGTAATGAAGTTGCTATACGAGATTTTAGAGTTCCTAATATACCAAAAAAAGTAAGTAAAGGAACAATTAATATTTCTGCCCCTCCACCTATAAATCCGGCAAATATTCCACTTATAACTCCAGTTAATGTTAAGCCTAAAATATAATTCATTATTTTATATATAAACTTATTTTTATAATTTTATATATAATAATGGATAGACCATTAAGAAGTCTCATTATAATAAAAGAAAATAATCAACTATTTTCTCCAGATTTTGCAATATGTATTTATATACTTATAACTGTTTTAACTGGCTATTATTGTAAATTTATTATCTCATAATAGTATAATTTATTGTAAATATATATAAAAACTTATTATTATTATTATTAATACGAATATGAAATTTCTAAACCTATTAATAATATTATTTTCTTTTGTTAATTGTGATTTAGATCATGATAATAACGGAGCTCATGGTATAAGTGATGGTCATTCTTCGCAACATAGTTATAGAATTTCTCATATAGATACTGGTTTTGATATTGAATTTATTGGAGATTCTGTGGTAAAAAATTATGAAATATTTATTAATTTTGAAAATGAAATAGAAAATAGATATGTCTTAGATAATATTAATTATAATTATAGTATTAATAATTATGCTAATAATATAGAGGTTCATGATAGCACAGATCATAAATTAGAATGTTTATATTATTCAAAAATATTCAATAATTTGAATTATACAATTTTAACCTATTATAATGTATCATTTCATAGTGCGGTGCTTCATATTAATTATGATTATAGTTATTGTTTAAAAAATGATATACACGAAAATGACGATGATAATTATAATTATGTATTAATGTATACGATTTTAGTGATATGTTTATGTATATTACTAATAGTATCGTTTATTGTATTAATATCTTGTGGAGTAATGCGCCATCGTGCTATTGCACACATACATACATTTACTAGAAATCCTCATACGGCTAGTTCTGAAGTTCAAATTAACGAATTAAAAGTTGATAGTATTCAAACATTGGAGCACATACATACATAAAAACTTAAAATAATTGATAAAATATTTTAATAAAAAATTGATAATCATATTTGTTTTTAATTAATTGTTAAAAACAAATATTAATAAGATGAATTACTTTAAGTTATGTTATCTCTCATTTAATTTATATGGAAATTTATCGTTATTTTTACAGCTAAATAAGATATACATTTTGGAGAAGAAAATAATAAATTTAGAAAAAGAAAATATTAAATTTAAAGAAGAATATATTAAATATATATATATGCGCGACGCCTATACAGAGAGACTATTTGAAGAACGCCGCGAATGTATGATGGATATTTCATAATTTTAATCTACTTCATCAATATTGGGCATTCCACTCCCAGCCATATCGGGCATTCCGGGCATTCCACTCATTCCAGCCATATCGGGCATTCCGGGCATTCCACTCATTCCAGCCATATCGGGCATTCCGGGCATTCCACCCATTCCACCCATATCGGGCATTCCGGGCATTCCACCCATTCCACCCATATCGGGCATATTGGCTGTAATTTTTTCTTGAAGAGGTTTCATTTTTTCTTTTAATTCTTCTGTACGCGATTCATATTCCTCTTTTGAAGCCATTTGATTACTATCAAGCCATTTTGTGTTTTCTTCAATAACCTCGGATAATTCTGTTTTCATATTTTCATCAATAATAGATGATAATTTTTCATCAGAGAGAGTAGATTTCATTTGATAAACAAAACCCTCGAAATTATTACGAGCATCAATTATTGCTTTTGCATTCTCATCATCTTCTTTAAATTGTTCTGCTTCAGCTAACATTTTATCAATATCCTCTTTAGTAAGTCTTCCTTTATCATTTGTTACTTTTATTTCGTCAGATTTTCCAGTTGATTTTTCTAATCCTGATACTGTAAGAATTCCATTTGCATCTAAATCATATGAAATTTCAATTTGTGGCATACCACGGGGCATAGGTGGTATTCCTTGTAGTGTAAATTCACCTAATTTGTTATTATCTTTAGTAAATTGTCGTTCACCTTCAAATACTTGAATAGTTACTGCGGGTTGATTATCTGCATAAGTACTGAATGTTTGCGATTTTTTTGTTGGAATTGTTGAATTACGTTCAATAATTTTTGTCATTACACCACCACTTGTTTCAACGCCAAGAGATAATGGAGTTACATCAAGCAGCAGAATATCTTCAATTTTACTATCTTTTACACCAGATAGTAAAGCGGCTTGAACAGCTGCACCATACGCCACCGCCTCGTCTGGGTTAATAGATTTATTTAGTGCTTTACCATTAAAGTAATTTTCTAATTGAGTTTGAATTCTTGGAATACGCGTTGAACCACCTACTAAAACCACTTCATCAATGTTTGATTTGCTAATTTTAGAATCTTTAATTACCTTTTCGACCGGTTCAAATGTTTGTCTAAAAAGATCACCGCATAATTCTTCAAAACGAGCCCGTGTAATACTACTGCTATAGTCAATGCCTTCAAATAAACTATCAATTTCTATCGTGGCTTGTGTAGATGAAGATAATGTTTTTTTTAGATTTTCACTTGCGGTTCTTAATCGTCTTAGTGAACGTTTATTTTCAGATAAATCTTTTTTATGTTTTCTTTTAAAATCTTGCACAAAATGTTGCACTAGACGCGTATCAAAATCTTCCCCGCCTAAACGTGTGTCACCCGCGGTTGCTTTTACTTCAAAAACACCTCCTTCTATAGTAAGAAGTGTTACATCAAAAGTTCCTCCACCTAGATCGTAAATAAGAATATTTTTTTCTTTTTCTGTTTTGTTATCTAATCCATAGGCTATCGCAGCGGCAGTTGGTTCATTAATCATACGCAGAACATTTAGTCCAGCAATAGCGCCTGCATCTTTTGTAGATTGTCTTTGCGAATCATTAAAATATGCAGGAACAGTAATTACTGCTGAATCTACTTTTTCACCAATATATGCTTCTGCTATTTCTTTCATTTTAACAAGAATCATAGAAGATATTTCTTCTGGTTGGAAATCTTTAATTTCATTTTTATAACTAGCTTGAATAATTGGTTTATTATCTTTATTAATAACCGTATATGGAAATTGTTTTATATCATTTTGTGTTGCTGTATCTGTAAAATTTCTACCAATAAGACGTTTTGCATCAAAAATTGTATTTTCAGGATTTTGTGATGATTGATTTTTTGCAGCATTACCAATTAATCTTTCACTGTCTGTAAAAGCTACATATGATGGCGTGGTTCTCATTCCTTGATCATTGGGAATAATTTCACACTGTTCATTTTTCCATACTGCTACACATGAATAAGTTGTACCTAAATCTATACCAATTGCAACCATTAATAATAATTATGTATTAATTTGTTTTTAAATACATTATATATATTTTTAATTTTAAAATTATATATTATATATCATGACTACTACTACTACTATTGATTTATCTAATAATAATTTTTTTACATATTTTGATTTTGTAGAAAATAATGATATGTTTCTAGAAACAAATTCTATATTTTCAAATAAAATTGGAGAAAAAAATATTGATATTAATCTAGATGAGACAGTATTTTAAAGTATTAATTTTCACCGCCTGTATTAGTAGACAGAATGCGTTTCATAAATACTAGTTGTATCTGCTTATATTTTTATAGATGAAGTAATTTCATTTTCTTTAATAATTGAAATAGATATATCATTAAGAATTACTTTACTGTGTTCCCGCCAATAATTATTTTTCATATCATTAATAATTTTATTATGTTTTTTTATATTATCATTTTTTAAAAATTGATAATAAAATTATTAATTAATTTATACTAATAGATGTTAACTATGTTAGAAAAAACGAATGTTAAAGAAGTATATGAAGAAATTGCAGAACATTTTGATGTTACCAGAGTTAATAAGTGGGCTTGGGTAGAAAATTTTCTTAATAATTTTAAAAAAAACTCATTGATTTTAGATTTAGGTTGTGGTAATGGAAGAAATATGAATCATAAAGATATTAAATTTATTGGTGTTGATAATTGTGATAAATTTGTTTCAATTTGTAATAATAAAGGTTTAAATATTATAAATAGTAATATTACAAAAATAGATTTAGAAAATCAAAAAGCAGATGGTATAATTTGTATAGCAGTATTTCATCATTTATCAACATTAGAAAATAGAATAGACGCATTAAAAGAAATGAAAAGGTTATTAAAACCGGGGGGTAAAATTTTACTTTCTATATGGTCAATAAATCAACCTATTAAAACTAGGAGAAAATTTAATAATTATGGTAATAATATAGTAATTTGGAATTCATATGGTAAAATTTATGAAAGATATTATTATATATTTAAGATTGATGAAATTAAAAGTTTATTTCGATTATTAGGATTGCTACTATTAAAACATGAATATTCGTGTGGTAATGAAGTTTTCACTTTAATGAGTATATAATTTAAATTATATACATATATCATGTCTATTATTTGGATTAATCAGGCATAATCATTAGCATATTAGAAGAAATTTTATACTGATTGAATTTATTTTGTTTATTAATGTAGGAAATTATTTATGTAAATATCTATTTAATTAATTAGACTTGATTAATGTATTTAAAAGAGTAAAAATTAATAATAATTATTTTTTTTGTTGACTATTATTATAAATAATGGGTGGACAAAGCGACATTGCTAATTTAGGTGCAGGCGAACAAGAAGCATTGGTTTCTGCGCGATTAGGAGACATAAGAAAAAAAGTTAATGCTGAATCATGGTCTCCTAATATGGAAAAATTAATTGCTGATTGGGGAGAAAAAGCTGCTGGTTTACGATTTATGCATTCTCATTCTGGTAGTTCATGGAAAAAATTTGGAAATAATTTGGCAATTACAGGCATATTAGTTACTAGCATTGCATCGTCTATTTCGTTGGTCGCAACTAGTGTAGACGATGTAGAAATTAAAAATGGAATATTATTTGGTGTAGGCGGAGTTGGAATGGTTTCCGCATTAATTCAATCTTTTAAAAAATTCTATAATGCTGAAGAAAAGGCTGCGGACCATGCATCTGTTTCTAAACAATTTGGTTCTTTTTATAGATATATTACATTGCAAATGAATATGTCAAGAGAAGACCGTGATCCTTCTGATGTTTTAACTACATACGCATTAAAAGAATATGAAAGATTACAACAAGAAGCACCACCACTAAGCGGTGAATCTATTAAAGCATTTAAATCTAAATTTTCTAATGGCGAACAAGCTATACCTGATATTGCCGAAGATAAATTTGTTATTCGCGTAACACAACCCCCAATAGTGTTGGAGAATAAAATAACAGTTGTAAAAGAAACTGTTAAAATTAATGATGTTGAATTGGGTAATTCTGGCGATTAAGCTATTTTAAATAATCATAATTTTTTATTTTTTTATTTTTTAATCTATTATTTAATTATTTTTGATTAATCTGCTATTATTTATTTTTACTTCTAATGTAAATGTGAAATCCTCATTTATATTAGTATTAATGATATTACCATAATAATCTATTATTTTTATATTAAAACTAAGAAGATTTATTACACCATCATATTGTCTGGTGTGGTCATTTCGTGTATCGGTTATAGAATAAGTTTCATTTATATAATAATTATTTTTTTGATTGCCGAGAGAACTATTAATTTTTGCTAAAATTTTTTGTGTAGACATATTATTATTTAAAAATAGTTTATGGGTTTCTACTATATTAGATTGATACTCATCTAGACAAAAAAATAATTCAGTAGTACCCTTATTTGAATAAGTATATATTGAATTTATTTTTGAGTTAAATAGTTTATTATTACATGTATCATTTATGGATGTATAATAATTTGAACTTTTATTATAATCAAAACCCAGAATTGTTGCTAATGAATAATATTTTGTATAATTTGTTCTAAAGTCAATCGAGAAATATACAAATGATGCATCTGTTGTAGAAGAATTAGTTAAATAATTATTAGATAATTCAAATATTACTTTTTTTGAATTTTCATTTATAGTAAAATGTATATTTTTCATAAAATCATTAGCATTTAATGAATTATCAAAATAATTGTTATTTAAATAATTTTCGAGTGATTGTGGGTCATCATAATATCCATCATCAATAATTATTGAATTTGAAAAATCGCAAGAAATCTTATTATCTTGTTTAATAAACTTTTTAATAATAAAAGTATTATTTAATTTTGAATTGCTAATTAAATATGGTTTTTTTATAGTTATAGATGCTAATTTTATTCTACTTATATTATTAACAGGTGTTGATAAAAGAAAATTACTATTTGTTGGTGGTATTGTTGTTTCAAGTAAAGAATTATTTTTTGCTCGAAATACTGTATTAAAATGTAAATAATTATAACTATTGTAATTTTCAATTTGATCCTTATTTTTATTAATTAAATCAAAAATATTATAACTCATATTTTCTTCTTCTAAATCTAGATTATTATTATTGGTATTTTTTTTATCTTGAAACTCACTATTAATATTTTCCATATTTTCCATATTTTCCATATTTTCCATGTTTTCCATATTTTCCATATTTTCCATATTTTCCATATTTTCCATATTTTCAATTGAATTTCCAAAATCTGGTAATATATTTTGATTTATCAGTTGATTATCATACATATCTTGTATTAATTTATTTTGAATGTTATTAAAAAATTCTTTAATTTTTTCATTATTTTTAAAATAATTGTAATTTTCATTTAATAAATTTATTTTTTCAATTACTTCTTCTTTTGTGTAATATTCTGATATTTCTAATAAATTTATTAATTCTTCTGTAGTATAATCATTTGTGTTTGTGTTTATATTTGCGTTCATAATTATATATTAAATACATTTATTTATTTATTAAATCGTAATTTTATATAATCATTTAAAATTTTGCAATAGTTTAATTCTTTATTTTTTTTTATGTGTTTTGGTATTATTTGAATACCTTGTCCTCTTTTGCAGTGAAAAGGAGATTTAAATATTAATTTTTCTAAATTTTTTATAATTATTAATTCATAACTAGTCAATTCATTTTTATCGATTCTATATTTTGATTTGTATGTATATCTATTGTAGTTTTTATCAGTATAAATTCTATATTTTTCTTTTAAAAATAGTTTGTTTTCTATAATTCCTATTCCTTCAATACAATTATTACTGTTATTCATTTCTAAAATAATAAGTTCTTGATTAGGTAATATATTATCTGTAATTTTTACAGGGGTTGAATAAAGACAATTTATACTGTGTTTTTCTCTAAATTTTTTATTTTCCAAGTAAGTATCATTATTAAATCTTGTAACACATAATTCCATTTTACAGCAAATACTTTGTGATATAAAATTTTATCAATTTTTTAAAAATATAAATAATAACAGCTTTATTTATATTTTTACATGCACAGAGGTTATATAATTTTAATTGTTTATTTATTATTTTTTAAGTAATAAACACCTAATTTTATACTTTTTGTATTCTTGATTTCTGTTTTAATAATATTTATTTTTTCGTCTTCATTAAAATCGTCTAAAATTTTATTATTAATAGAATAAATAAATTTATAACAAACTACACGATTATATATTTCTTTTAAATTTGAATCTAGTGTATCTTTAATATGATTAATAATAATATATCCGTCACTATTTGAGATATTTAGATTTAGAGAATTAT